CAAGGAAGGCTCCGCCGGGCTGGGCTACCGCATAGAGATAGGTGTCGTATACCGCTTGAACGCTGCGCTTGAGCAGCCGCCCGGCGGTATCATACCCCGTCTCTCCGCAGGACACCTCCCGCAGGATCAGTCCCCCGGGACCGCCCCCGGCCAGCGCCTCCATCAGCTTGTCAAAGGCGGCCTGAAGGCCCGCCTCCCCCGCCGAGGGCGGGGCGTACAGGTCCAGCCCGAAGGTCAGCTCCGCCTTCCGGCCGTAAAGCTCCTGCCACTGGCCGGAGTCGGCGTCATACCGCTCCCCCAGGTAGTCCTGAAAGCCGCTGGGCCCGGCGGAGCACCCCCGCAGAGATACCGCCGCCACCGCCCCAGTGAGCTTTTCCCGCTCCCTCACCGGCCAGGCCGCCGCCGCGGGCACCCCCTGCTTTCTCAGATGATCCGCCAGTTTCTCCCGGATGCGCTCCAGTCCCATGCTCATAGCGTCTCCTCCTTTTCAGCGGGGCGCAGCACCGCCCACCAGTGGGAGGGGCTGTTTCCCGCCCACACCTGTCGGGCGGTCTCCACGGTGAATCCCCGTCCGTCCCAGAGGACGGCGGTCTCCCCGGCGGTCAGCGCCTGTTCCGGCGGTCCCAGATAGAGCCACCGCTCCTCCCGCCGCGCCCCCAGAGGGGATGGCTCCAGCTGGGGCTGCTTCTCCAGGATGGGCTGAAGAAAGGCCCTGACAGAGATTGTCTCTGCTCCGGTCTCCGTCAGGGTGACCTCCTGCCCAAACCGGGCCAGAACGGCGGCCCACTCCCGCTCCATCATCCCGGCACCCCCTGAAAGTGAAAGCCGCTGGGGGTGAGGTACGGGCCCATCAGGGCCATGGCCTCCCGCTGCCGCTGTCCAGCCTGACCGGAGCGGCGGATGGTCACGTTCCCCGCCGTAAAAGAGGACACGCCGCCGCCCGCATCCAAAGCGGCCAGCGCCAGCAGGGCGCAGGCCACGGGAAAGGCCGTCCCGCAGTCCGCCGGGGCCACCCCCGCCCGCAGCCGGGAGCGGAGGCTGTCCTCCGCCGCCCGGCACAGGGCCGTCAGCAGCTCCTCCGTCCCCTCGGCCCCCATGGCCCTGGCCAGGGCCGTGATCTGTTCCGTCATCACACCGACAGCACGCGGCTGGCCCCGTTGAAGATCTTGGAGAAGCCGCTGATGGTGGTGATGGCCGCCCGCTCCAGCTGGCGGTCGATCAGCTTGTCGTACTCCACGCTCACGTCGCCGGCCTTCACCAGCTCCAGGGCGTAGTTTCTGTCCAGACCAATGATCTTGCCGGCGGGTACGGCGCCGCAGCGCAGGGCCTGGGCGCCCATGGGGGTCACCAGCTTGCCGCTGCCGTGAAAATCCAGTCCGGCGGTGCTGTCCTGCATCTGGCTGAGCTTCAGCAGCTTCACCATCATGTCCCCGCCCATGAGCAGGGTGTTCAGCTGGTAGGGGTCGAACTCCTTCCAGAAGGCCAGCAGGTCGTCATAGGTCAGGGTGCCGCTGGTGGCCGCGGCGGTGACGGCGGCCGCGTTATCGTTGCCGTCGCCGTTGACGATCACATCAATGGCGTCCTCCAGGTGCATCCGGCCGATCTGGGCGCCGATCTGGCGCAGGGTGACGGAGAACAGGTCCAGCTTCTGAAAGCGGATGGCCTCATAGGAGGCCACCAGCATTCTGCCCCGCTTATTCAGCTTCACCAGAGTGTCACGGGTCTTCACCGTGGTCTGGGGGATGGCCGCGCCCTCGTCCACCCGGCGCAGCTTGTGCTCGTCCTGACCGCCCTCGCTGGTGATGGAGCGGTAGTCCATGCCGCTGATCACCGTCTCGGTGGCGGTGATCTGGGGCAGAACGTTCTCCGCCTCCATGCCCGTCTTTACCGCCCGGGCGATGTACTCGGGGAACAGCACGGCGGACTGGCTGGTGGCAAAGAACTTGTCCACCACGTCGCTGCCCGCGCCCTTCACCTTGATGTCGAAGCGCTTCAGCTGTCGCTGAAAGGCGTCCAGTCCCTCCATGGGAGTACCCTTATACTGCTCGCTGGAGTCCTGGCGCTCCAGCACCTGGGTAAAGGTGCGGCCCGCCTCCTGATACATGCCCTTGTCCAGCTTGATATCATTGCACTGATAAGCCATACTTCGTCCTCCTCTCAATTACAGAAACACCACGCAGGTCTTGGCCGCGGCGTCCACCGATACCACCAGCGTGCTCACACCGCCGCTGGCGGCCTTCTTCACGCCACCGCTGCCGTCGGCCACCAGGTTGACATAACCCACAGTCTCGGTGCCGGCGCAGTTCAGGGTGACAAAGCCTCTCAGCTGTACCCCGGCGCAGCCGCCGCGCACATTCAGGGCGACGCCGCAGAAGTCGTCCCCCTCGCTGCATTTGCTCACCTTTCCGTTGTCCGCCATCTTCACCACATGGCCGGCGGTCACGCCGGCGGCCGCCTCGAAGGTGGCCACCTGCTGGCCGATGCCCTCAAACGAGATCTTGCTCATTTTCTTCTCCTCCTTCACAAATTCGGTTCTATTCCCAATCCCCGGCCCCGGGCCGGGAATGATCGGGCCCTCAGATCAGAAATGCCCGGTCGTGCTCCCTGTCCCGCTCCCCCTCCCCGGGGGCGTAGGGCAGCTGGGTGCGGATGGGGTATTTTTCCGCCGCCCGGGCCTCAAGGCTCTGCTTCAGGGCGGTCAGCTGCTCCCCGTCCAGCCCCTTCACCATAGCGGTGATCACTTCCGGCTCCAGGCTCTTATCCGCCAGCCGGGCCAGACGTACCGCATCCCCCCGCAGCTGTTCCAGATAGGCGCGGCCCAGGGCCGCCTGCTCCTCCAGCTGCTTCAGCTGCCGGGCGCTGTGGGGCTTTCCTTTCACCAGTTCCTTCAAGCAGTCGGTCTCTGCGCCCCTGCCCTTCACCACGCCCGCCTCCGGCTGGGCGGGCACTGCCACAAAGGAGAACTCATAGGCGTCGGTGGCGTGTTCCAGCTCCACGCAGCACAGCGTTCCATCGTAGGTCTTACCCGCCTCATGGCCGCAGCTGCCGTCCCAGACCTGGCCGCACACGGAGCATACCCGCCGCTCCACGGCACAGCCCACGCTGACCTCCTTCTTGATGCCCCCCTCGATCTCCCGGATCAGGCTCTCGTTGTCCGCAGTGCGCACCATATAGGCGCAGCCCTTCAGCCAGCAGTACGGCTCTCCCGTCCGGGTGAGCCTCTCCTCCTGCACCACCTGGGCGGCATAGATTCGGGCCGCCTGCCCTCTGGCCGACCAGCTGTGGTCGAACAGGCCGCTCTTGCCCACAAACAGCTCCGCCAGCTCCTCCAGCGTCCTGCGGGGGAAGCGCTCCCCGTCCCGGTCTACCTCGTTGTCGCACAGGCGCACCGAGAAGGAGTACACCTCCTCCGCCTTCAGCTCCCTTCGGGCAAAGCGGTTGATCTGCTCCAGCTGCTCCGCCGTCACCGGCAAGCTTTGGCCCCCCTGGGCCTGCTTTACGATCTTCATCCTTAACCCTCCCTCAGTTTCTCCGTCTGGGCCCGGTAGAGGTCTGCCTTAGCCTCCTCAACCAGGTCCTGCAAATTGATATCCTCCCAGTCCACCAACACCTGCTGCCTAAACCCATGCAGGATCAGCCACAACTCGCACAGCCGCTCCACCGCCGACTCCAAGCTGCGGCGGATGGCGGTGATCTCGCTGGTCAGCATATCCGCCTGTTGGGTGCTCATCCGTTCGGTGGACGACCAGGACAGCCCCAGCAGGAAGGGAGGGATGCCTGTGCGGGCGATCAGCTGCTCCAGAATTTGCCGCACGGGCACCTGGCTGTCCAACACCTGTCCCTCCGCGCCGATCACCCGGATATCCACATCTCCTGCGGCCACGAAATCCCGCACACAGCCATCCCGGCTTGCCGCCATGGCCGTCGACCACTCCTGAGCGATCTGACCGCACCGCTCCTGAGCAAAAGGCATGTCCTGCTCGTCCAGCTTACATATCACCGCATACCGTGGGGTACCTGCCCGCTCCCAGGTCTGTCCCATGGAGTGATAGATTTTCAGCAGCAGCTCCGTTAAGAAGGGCATGGAGCGCAGCAGAGACGTGCCATAGGGGGCTTCCGCCTCCGGCTGGAAGGGGGTATACAGCAAAAGGTCCTGCCAAGGCAATTCCTCCGGCTGCCCAAGCTCTCCCCGGACGCACAATTTAAAATTCAGGGGACTGTCACCCTCTTTTATGTCCACCATCCCAGGGTCGGCACACAGCAGAGCCGCAATGTCCTGTCCCTGCCTGTCCAGTACAATTTCTCCTACTCCGCGGCCATAGGTGAGCATATCGTCCAGATACCGGTCTAAAAATGACTGGATCCCCCGCTGGCCCCGCCCTGTGTTCACTGTGCGCAGGAACCGGTCCAGTCCGGCCTGTCCCCGCTTGTCTGTGCAGGTCACTTTTACTCCGCCGCATAACCGTACCAGCTTCATCACCGCCGCATCTACGATGGGCACTGCCTCCCGGATGGAGCGGTACAGGGCCATCTCCCCCTGGCTCAGGGGACGGTACCGCTCCATCGCCCCGAAGGGGTGGCTCGCAGCCTCTCTGATTTGAATCCGGGGGGCCGGCGCCTCCTGCTTTCTTCTCTGCCATAACTGCATATCGTTTCCTCCCGTGTCCTCGTTCAAATTTTCCGCTCTGCGCTTCTGGCTTGCGCCGCCCCATCTGCGATGGGGCCCCAAAAGAGCACGACCTACTGCGCCCTCCGCTCTACGCTCCCGGCGCACACCGGGCTCGCACCCGCTGTGCGCCCCGCCACCGTTGCGGCGAAATACCGGATCTCGTCCATGGCGTGGTCGTGCGCCCCGGCCGGCTCGCGCCGCCCGGGGACCCCGTTCCTTTCATATCCTCGGCGGAAGTGAATTCCGCCTGCGGAAATTCTCGCCCTTCGGGCTGCGAATTTACGGCGCTTACCGCGCCGCCCCATCTGCGATGGGGCCCCAAAAGAGCACGACCTACTGCGCCCTCCGCTCCACGCTTCCCGCGCACACCGGGCTTGTGCCCGCTGTGCGCCCCGCCACCGTTGCGGCGAAATACCGGATTTCGTCCATGGCGTGGTCGTGCTCTTTTTTGGGCTGATCCCGCTCCCCGCTGTCCTCCCAGCGGTAGAGGGAGAACTCCCGGACGGCATCGTCACAGCCTTTACAGATCACCAGCCGCCCCTCTTTTAAAAGTCGGGCGGTCAGCCGGATGCCCGACAGCACTTGGTTGTCCGCCTTCCGCACCCGCCAGCCCCGGCGGCGCAGCTCCGCCAAAAAACTGGCCGCCGAGGGGTCGGCCACCACCGCCCGGATGGGCCGCCCCCCGGCCAACCGCGCCAGCTCATCGGCATATTCCCCGTCGGTTTTCTGCGCCCGGGCCGCCCGGCCGTCGTAGTAGTATTCCTTCACCCGATACCACACATCTCCCCGCCGCCCCCAAAGACCC